ATGGAACTGCGGATATTGAACCGCACAAGCATTTTACCGAGTAAGGGGATCATGCAAGGGAAGGAAACTTCCCGAAAAATACGTCTGCTGAGGAAGGTGGCCTCACCATCTGCTTTTGGAGCTTTCGCCTTCAACACCATTTTGAAATCGCAAACTGTCTTAACCCATTCATTGAGGTTCAAGCGTTTTGAGACTTGAGCCAATAGGTCATCGCCGAGGATAACGGCGCGTGCACGCACAGACTGTCTACGAATTGCAACTGCGAACATGGTCGCGTTGTAAGTCGAGTTGCGGGGTGTTGTTGAAGTGGTACCAGTCGCTAACTGGAAGGCAAGCTTAGCTCGGAAACCAAACCTAAGATTCTGAACCTTGTAGTGTTCTAAATCCATCATGAGAGAACGGAACCATTTGGGCATCGCTAGCTTCTCTAACCAGGCGTCGTATATGACCGCGACGCGGGACCGTTGTTCACGGTCGTTACGGGAGAAATCACCTTCGACGGTTTCGGTCAAACTGTCGTCTTCGAATAGAAAACGACATAACGAAACATCGTCTGTCTTGTAGGCGAATTCAACCTTGGCTTCACCGATTGAGTGGTGAAGGTCCCTGGTGAGATGCATGAGGCGTTCCATGACAACACAGGATGCTGGGCCTGTGACAGCATTGAACACATCGGATCCGGCGTATATGACTCGTGGTGCCCATTCAGGATCGTCCCTTTTGATGAGGACCTCCTGTTTAACGGACAAGTCTTTAACACCGATTCTCGAAGCGTCCTGGCCGACAATGTCGTGGTACGCCGCAATCATGCGGTTCTGCTTATTGGGGTCAAACTTAGACAACCATCTTTGGCGGTCGTCATCGTTATCATCCCACTCTGGAAATAGACCATCAGGTATCTCGGAGATTACCTGTAGCGCCTCTTTGAGGGCATCGTCAGTTATGTCGTCTTCTGGTCCGGCTTGGAGAAAGTTGGATCTCTTGTTAAAAGCGGCCAGGAAAGATGCATAGTCATTTGAGGTGACTAGCGGTACACATTGTTCGTGGAGAGGGCCCATCTGGTTGATGGGATTGGGAGCGTCCTCGTATGAGAACTTACCCTCTCCAAAGTCATGCGGTACGACAATTTTGACGTGTCGATGAGAGAGCAGATAATCGACTACTTCCTCGTTTTCCTCTACAGAGATAGAGCAAGTAGAATAAACAAGGTAGCCGCCTGTTTTTGAATCCGCATCCAACATATCAATCGCAG